GGCTAAGGCCTTGGGCTGGGAGCGGGACCTTTCTGAGCAGGTCCGCAAAGAGGTTCGCAATAAGCTGGTTCGCGGCGAGGTTCGCGAAGACCAATGCGCGAACCCTGAGCGGGATGCCGAGATCATCGAAGAGGCGGCAGAAGAGGGCGCGACGGTTGTTCGCAGCCATCGCCGCGACATTCGCAAAGCCGCGAACCTTGCGAACTTGCTGATGGATGACCTGCTCACCACCATCAAGCGCCGCGAGGACATCGAGGATGAGATTGAGCGCGAGACAACCGACGACGAGAGCGGTTTCCGTCGTAGCTCGATGCTCGCCGCGGTTGCTCTACCCAGCAATGCCAAGACCCTTTTCCAGCTGTCCTCGGCCATGAAGAACCTGCAGGTGCTTGAGCGCACCGCATTCGGCCTGGACGATAAGGAGCAGTCGAAAGACGCCGACGAGCTGTCGCAGCTGATGGATGAACTATCGAAGGATGCCTGACCATGAAGCCCGAGCACATGAGACTGCTCCGGGACCGGTTCTGGCGGCTGAACAACCTGTACTTCATCACGGACAAGCAGGGCAAGAAGGTCCGCTTCCGCATGACGCAGGAACAGATCGACTACTTCCAGGGGATGCACACCCGCAACATCATCCTCAAGGCCCGGCAGCTTGGGTTCACTACCCTGGTCTGCATCGTGCAGCTGGATGCCGCGCTATTCGAGGCCGCCAAGTGCGCCCTGATCGCCCACACCCTGAACGACGCCAAGCGCCTGTTCCGGGAGAAGGTGAAGTACGCCTATGACAACTTGCCCAAGGAGATAAAGGCGGCCAACCCGGCGCGCAACGACGCCGCGGGCGAGCTGGTGTTCAGCAAGGGCGGCTCACTTTACGTGTCCACCTCCTTCCGGGGCGGCACGCTGCGCTACCTGCACGTTTCCGAGTTCGGGAAGATCTGCGCCAAGTTCCCGCACAAGGCGCGGGAGATCGTGACCGGTGCGTTCGAGGCCGTGGCCGCTGAGTGTTTCGTCACCATCGAATCTACCGCTGAAGGCCGGGCCGGGTATTTCTTCGACTACAGCCAGTCTGCCGAGAAGCAGCAGCTGGCCGGCGTGCCCCTAGGCCTGTTGGACTGGAAGTTCTTCTTCTTCAGCTGGTGGCGGAACCCGCTCTACTGGCTTGACCCGACCGATGTAGTCATCCCGGACCGGCTGGCCAAGTACTTCGACGACCTGGCAGCAAAGCACGGGATCGCCACCAACCCAGGCCAGCGCGCCTGGTACAGCGCCAAGGAAAAGACCCTCGGCGACGACATGAAGCGGGAGTACCCGTCGATCCCTGCCGAGGCATTCCAGCAGACGATCGAGGGCGCGTACTACGCCAAGCAGTTCACCAAGCTCTACGCCGCCCAGCGCATTGGCAAGTTGCCCGACAACAGCCACCTGCCGGTGCACACCTTCTGGGACATCGGTGTGGGCGACTCCACGGCCATCTGGTTCGTCCGGATCGTCGGTGAGGAGTACCACGTTGTCGACTTCTACCAGAACAGCGGTGAAGGCCTACGGCACTACATGAAGGTGCTGAAGGATCGCGGATACGAGTACGCCGAGCACTGGGGCCCCCACGACATCGACAACCGAGAATTTGGTAGCGACGGCAAGACTCGACGCGAACTCGCGCGAGAGGGCTACGAGATCGACGGCCAGGTGTATCGGATGACCTTCCAGGTGGTGCCGAAGCTTGGTGTTGACGAAGGCATCGAGCAGGCGCGCGAGATTCTGCCCAACTGCGCCTTTGACGAAGCCAAGTGCGAGGAAGGCATCACCGCCCTGGAAAGCTACCGCAAGGAGTGGGATGACAAGCGTGGGTGCTGGAAAGACAAACCCCTGCACGACTGGTCATCTCACCCGGCCGACGCCTTCCGCTACTTCGCCGTGGCCAAGACCAAGCGCTCCGTGGTCAAGCACGTTCCAATCTCGTTCACTTTCTGAGGCCATCCATGCCTAACTTCCTCCCCCGGGCAGAGTACTCGGAGGCCTTGCCCGGCTGGCGGCTGGTCAAGCGCTGCGTGGCGGGCGCCCGCGAGGTGCGCAAGCACGATATCTACCTGCCGATGCCGGACCCGGAGAACAAGTCTCCCGAGAACCAGGCGCGGTACAAGCAGTACAAGAAGCGGGCGATGTTCCTGAATATCACCGGGCGCACGCGTACCGGCCTGCTGGGAGCCGTCTTCCGCAAGACAGCCGAGCTGGAGCTTCCCGCCGGGGTCGAGTACCTCAAGGAGAACGCCAGCGGCGACGGCACGAGCCTGGAGCAGCTGTCCAAGGACGCCGTGGGCGAATGTCTGGACGCTGGCCGCGGTGGGTTCCTCGTGGACTTCCCTGCGGTTGAGGGCGTGTCCTCGATGGCTGACATGCAGGGCCGCAGCGCGCTGATTCACCACTACGGCGCCGAGTCGATCATCGACTGGGACGAGCAGGTGGTCGATGGCGTGAAGCGCCTGGTCTATGTCTGCCTGCTGGAGTGCGTGTCCGTATTCAGCCCGGACAGCCTGGAGCGCACAACGACCACCCAATACCGCGTGCTGCTGCTGGTAGGTGGCCGCTACGTGCAGCGCGTCTATGCTGAAGACGGCAACACCTACACCGAGGTCGCGCCGCTCGACAAGAATGGCCGCCCATTCGACCACATCCTGTTCAGCTTCTACGGCGCCCAGAACAACGACGCCAGCGTCGACAAGTCCCCACTGGAAGACCTGGCCGATGTGAACATCCTGCACTACGGCAACAGCGCCACGGTGGAGGAGAGCGGCTTCATCAGCAGCCAGCCCACGCTGTTCATCACCACCGACATCAGCGCTGACGAGTTCGCCAAGGTGAACCCGAACGGCATGCACATCGGCTCTACCCGCGGCTACAACCTCGGCAAGAGCGGTACTGCGACCCTCGTCCAGGCAACCGAAAGCCAACTGGCTCGCACGCTGCTGAAGGACAAGGAAGAGCAGATGCTGATGATCGGCGCGCGAATCGTCCAGAAGGCGGGCGGCGCCGAGACGGCTGAGGCGGTGCGCATTCGCTACAGCTCGGACAACAGCGTGCTGGGCACCATTGCCGGCAACGTTTCGGAGGCCCTGAAGCGGGCCATTCTCGACGCCGAGCGCTTCATGATGGGCGAGCCGGACGAGGACGGTACGGTCTTCTGGCTCAACCAGTCGTTCTTCGACGAGACGATGACCGCCCAGGACATCCTGGCCCAGGTCCAGCTGTGGCAGCAGGGCATCATCGCCAAGTCCGACCTGCGCACCAACCTGCGCCAGGGCGGCGTGCTTGAGGCTGACCGCACCGACGAGTTGATTGACGATGAACTGGCCCAGCAGCCGCCGGTGACCGGCAACGACACCGGAGGCGGCGAGGATGAGCAGTGACGGCTACCTTTCGGACGCAGCTACTCGCCACCAGGTGCACGTGCAGCGCTACGCCGGCGGAAGCCTCAAGCGCCTGGCCAAGTTCATCACGAAGGCCATCAGCACCGCCAAATCTCGCGTATCGGAGGGATTGAGCCGTTACGGCACCCAACGGTACGAGAAGCAGATTCAGGAGCTACAGGGCGAGCTGGCGGGCGTATACGGCGAGATGAAGCAGCAGGCCGTGCTCGACCTTGCCGAGTTCGGCGGCTACGAGGCCGAGTTCAACATGACGCTGCTGGGCAAGGTCGTGAAGACGGTCGTTCAGCTGAACAGGCCAAGCATGGAGCAGGTTGCCGCAGCAGCTCTGGCCGACCCACTCGACCTGGAGGTCGGCAAGGGTCGCCAGCGCATCAGCATCAACGGCGCGCTCGACCAGTACGGCACCAAGAAGAGCGCCGAGATCATCAGCGAGATTCGCATGGGCTCGGCGCTGGGCGAGACAACTGGCCAGATCACCCGCCGGCTCACATCGCTCGGTGTGCAGCAGCGCGACCAGGCCGGGGCGCTGGTTCGGACCATGACCAACCATATCGCCAGTTCGGCGAGGTCGCAGGTCATGGCCGACAACGACGACATCCTGAAGGGTAAGCGCCGGGTCGCCACGCTGGACGGCAGGACCACGCCGCTCTGCCGTGCGCTGGATGGCACGGTGGTGCCAATGACCGCGCCGTCGCCGCCATTCCACTGGAACTGCCGGACCACCGAGATACCTGTATCTT